GTGGGAACATTATAACCTCAGAGGATGGGGTGACGTGGACATCTAGGTCTAATCCATTCGAGGTGACGGGTCCTAATCTCTTTGCTGATAATATAAATTGGGTTGTGTTTAACCCGGATCAGGGGAGATGGCTGGCAGTTGGTGACGGGATTGGGGCAACTCCTGTTGGAGGACTAGCTACAAGTGATGATGGGATTACCTGGACTCAGAGAACGAGTCCTTTCGCGGCAGGGACTCAGATTTTAAGTGCAGCCTATGGAAATACGATCGCAGCAGGGCCAGTGTGGGTAATCGGGGGAACTTCGGGCCAGGTGGCAACTTCTGCTGATGGGGAAGCCTGGACTCTTAGGGCAACTGATCCGACCTCGTTTGGTGTATTCTCGATCATATTTGGGAACGGGTTGTTTGTGAAGGTTCTGGGGTCAGATAATGACACTCTTAAACTTCAAACTAGTCCTGATGGGATTACCTGGACAAATAGGAATGCTGGTGTAGACCCGGAGATACTCTTAAGGCGAGGGTTCTTCGGAAAGGGAGGTTTCTTGGTGGGAGGGCAGGATACTTCGACTGCGGAGAGTCCGGACGAAGTTATGACATCTTTCTCCAGGGATGGACTCGCTTGGACTCCATTGCCTCAGAATCAAGGATTGTTAATTGGAGATATCTCGTACAGTGAGACTCTTGGTAAATGGTTGATATCTGGGGAGAATGAAATCAGTGGTGTGACGAGTCAGATCTTGTCTTCTCCTAATGCACAGCCTCCTTGGGAAGTGAATGACCCCTTGTTTTTTGCTGATATAACTAAGGGGATAGGGGTGAGCCCTGATGTCACTGTTCTTGGGGGTGGTGGAGGTAAGATGGCGAGAATAGTGGCTGCCGCTGAACTTCCTTACACAACAGAGGAAGAGCTGTTGGATGATGGACTTGCTCCTTCTCCTGGAACTTACCGAGCTTTCCTAGGTGGAGGCTATTTCAGGTTGGGGTCACCTCCTGGTGGTCAGATTACAGTTGATGCTACTGAGGGAGCGTCAGTTGCAGATAGGACGGCAGCGAAGCTCTACGAGAGTGTGATTTTGCAGTCTGGTTTGATTTCGCAGGATATCAGAGGGACTGATTTGGCAGCTCTTGACTCTACGATTCCTGCTGAGATGGGCTTTTGGTCAGGCATAAATGAGATATTGTCGTCAATAGTTCTTGATCGGATTGCAGAAAGTGCAGGTGCTTGGTGGGGAATAGATGCTGTAGGTTTCTTTAGGATTGAGGTACTACTTAATCCAGAGCTCATCCCCCTTCTGAGGTCGTTTGTTCCTGAAGATATGGTGGAGTGGCTAAGGAGAGGGTTGATACAAGATGTGGGAAGAGGGATACCTCCGTTCAGAACCGTTGTAAGGTATAAACAGAATTATACTGTGCAGGATAATTCTCTTGCCTTGGGTGTTTCTGACGTACGGAGAGCAGAGTTAGGAAAGCCCTTTGATGATGTGACAGTCAACAATTCCAATGTTCAGTTAGATCACTTGTTGTCTCGGGAGCAAACTTTCGGCTCCTTGATTTTCAACCAGGCAGACGCAGAGACTCAGGCCATTAAATTTCAAGGTCTCCGGGGAGTGAAGAGGGATCCTTTTGAGTTTGCAGTACAGTATGAAGGGAATGAGGGCCTGGACCTTGGAATTGGTGTTGAGATAACTCATGATCGTTTTGGTCTGGAGGATGGACTGAGGACCGTTATTATAGGGTATGATCCTGACCCTCCGAATGACACTATCAAATTGACTGTATGGGGATAGTATGGCTAATCTACTGTTGGCTTTTCCGAACCTTGCTGATGACGCGGTGTTGTCTAATGGAACGTATGTTTCCAGACTTCCAAGGTCGAACGTACAAGATGATCGAATCCACAAGGTGGCTAGATCGTTAACTGCTGCGTTGACAGATACGGTGATGGATGCTGACCTTGGGACTTCTCGAATCATTAGGGTTGTCTCCATCTTGGCGCATAACGCTTCTTTGACGGCAACTGTCAGGATAAGGGGAGGAGATGATCCGACCTTTACCCTATTCAACTTTGACACGGGCTTCTTTCGAGTCTACGAACTGGTCTATCCATCAACGATATTGTCTTGGGGAGACGCTGGATTGTGGGATGGGAGGTTGGGTCAAGCCGAGATTGATGCGGGTGTTCCGTCTCCAATTCATGTGATTATCAATCCGATCAACCAAGGTAGGTACTGGAGAATTGAGTTCAATGATGTTACTAATCCGAACGGGTATGTAGAGTTTGGAAAGCTAATCATTTCTCCTGGGTACACTCCCTCGATAAATATGAAAAGGGGATTGCAGATGGGATATGTAACCACCTCGTCTAGGACTGAGACTGATGGTGGAGCTATATTCCATAATCCGAGGATCAGAAGGAGAGAATTCCAGTTTACGGTTCCCAATATTCCTGAGAATGAGGCTTGGGTGAAGTTGTTTGATATACCTAGGGATAGGGGGACTAGTGAGCCATTGTTGGCAGTTTACGATCCGGAAGATACGTTCTTGTTGGACAGACGAACTGTTTGGGGGAGTTTAAGGAGGCTTTCCCCTTTACAGGTTCCATTTGCTTCGCATGCAGAAGCTAGTTTTTCACTAGTAGAGGAGCTGTAATATGTCAGTCATCCTGAATGGAAATGAGTATGATCTGGCTGACTTTGTCGGTCCTGATGGCAGGGGTTACACCAACATCAATCCCGACACAGGCTTGCCGTTCTTTCCGGATTCGATCTTTAGCGACATGCTGGAGGAGATCGATTCAGCCCTCACCTCCTACGACATCAGTGGATTTATGTATCGGATCCTGGATGGTACTAATGTTGCAGGGACTCAATATGGGACGATGATCGTCCGTAATATAACCTTCGCAGATAACTTTGCGGGTTCCTTTGCAGAGGCTCAAGTTGGGGCGTTGAATGAGAGGATATTCTTCATAGACAAGGATGACATCGAAATAGGTCGCCTGACCTTCCCAGCCGGTGGGCAAACGAATGGAGTCTTTACTTCAACCTCTCCTACACCTCAATTCCTAGTAGGGGAGAAATTGACGATGCGGACTCTGGGCGGTGATGCCAATTTGGACAGCATTTCATTCACCCTCAAAGGATAGTCTCTTGGGTTATCTGCCCCCATTTACTTCTAGGTCTTTTGCTCCTGTTGTGAACTTGACAGGGGAGTTTGGCGTTAATATCACGACGGAGCCGTTGAGTTATGTCCTCCCGGCCAACTTTGATCCTGAGGCTTGGTCAATGAATTTCTGGTTTGTCCCGAATTGGGCGAATACGGATGGTCTTCGACATGTCATTGCTCAAATCCGTCTTTCAGATACGGATAACGTGACTATTGAGAAGGATGCTGCAGGGGATCTGCTTATAACCTATGTGGCTTTCTCCCAAATCACTACGATCACCAGAACGGTCGCCTTTTCTGCTGGCACTCCGGTGTTTGTAGGGATAGGAAAGGATGGGGATGGCAATGTAGCACCTTCATTCAATAGGAACTACGTCACCATTGCAGCAGATCAAAATGGAGATGGTTCGCTTGAGTATGTTTTCAAGGGTCCATTTGGATTCCCGCCAGATATCAATCGTCTTGAAACCGGAACTTACACTCTTTATGTGGGATCTGACTTCGACTTCGCTTTTCCTTTGGATGGGACGGTTTCCATTCAAATTACAAATAACCAGGATCAAGCTGCTATTTTTGACAGGTTTAATGGTGGTGATGGGATGGCTTTGGAGGGAGAAGATGGTTGGATAGGGCGTTGGTGTGAGTTCCTGGTGATCTCTGTTTCTGCCGAGGCTAATGGGAATGTCCGGGCTGATACTCGAGAGGGAGCCCTGGACCTGATGGATGTAGTTGATCCAGGAACCGGGGCGTTGCTCTTTGATCAGGCAGATGAGGATTATGTTGAGTTCGGGGATACAGATGTCTTCAATGGTCTAGCTGCGGGAACATTCTTCTTCGATTTTGAGAATCAGAATACCTCCCAGGGTAAGATTCTGGCGGGACGGTTCCGTCTGGCAGGCAACAATAATCGTCAATGGCTTGCTAACTTCATAGGGCAAGGGGAGTTGGATTTCCAGATCAACATTGATCCTTCTCCTGGAGGAGAGAATGGGAATGCTCACACTCAAACTAGATACGCTCTCCTGGGCCAGAGGATCTGCTGGATAGTTACCTACGATGGATCCCAGCCGGATGATTTTGGAGCCACTGGAAAGATAAGGTTTTTCTACGCTTACTATTCTTCTCAGGGAGCTATAGGCGTACCGTTTCCTGCTCCGGTTAATATCACTCGGATTTGGACACCTTTTAAGGAGATTGTGACGCCTGATCTCTTGAATAATGGGACAGGTCCATTCCCTATTACGTTCAAATCTGCCATCGGTGGGACTAATTATCGCTGGTCATCTTTCGATGATCAGCAGGTTAGTGAGATGACTGGACCATTTCATGACTTCCGCTTCAATCTTGGGAGGGCTCTTACTCCTGCTGAGATCCTAGTGATGAATCCTTCCGAGTTTGTTCGGAGTCAGTGGACCCATCGCTGGGGAATGAAGCTTAATGCTGCGGGAGAGGTTCCGGATGAGCTTGGATCAGGCATTGACGGAACAATGGAGACTGTATCAGGAGATGGGCCTGATGAGGTTAGTGATGATCGGAGCTTCCGCCACGGACAATTCCCTGAAGTGATCACAGAAGGAGTCTTTGCTTTCGATGGGATTGATGACCTGATTCTTACTTCGGATCCGGGGGATGATGCTGATATTGAGTTGACTCGTCTCTCCCTTCCTGGGGATAGTAGTGCTGCGTTTGGCCATAGGGCTGAGACAGCTGATAATGCTGCCTTAGATGTGATAGGTGATCTTGATCTCAGGATGGAGCTTCGGAGGGACAGTTATACTGATGGTCCTACTCAATCCAACCAGCAACTATTGATGGCGAAAATCAATGGTTTTCCAGACAGGGTTTTTAACTGGGCATTCTCCAGCTTTGGGACCTTTGTTCTCACTGTTTATCGAGACGATCAACAATCGTTTGGATTTGCGATATTCGAACATATGCCAGAGAAGTTGAATGGGAAACGTCTTTGGATCCGATGTACTTGTGTCCTAGATGATGGCTCTGGGAATAGAGTAGCTACGTTCTACTACTCAGAGACTTGGGATGGAGTATCGGCGGATGATGGAGAGACTTGGATTGTAGTTGGAGTTCAAACCGATGCTGGAGTTATCTCACCAGCGCTCAATACTGGATCTGATCTTGAGCTTGGTTCTTCTAGTTTTAATGTAGCTCAACGTCTTCGAGCGGATGTTTTTAGGGCCCAACTCCGGGATGGAATTGATGGTACGGTTGTTTGGGACCCTAATTTCGAGGCTCAAGCTCCTGGAACTACATCCTTCACAGAGGATGCGAATGGGCTGACCGTTGATATAATTCAGATTGATGTGGGAACCAATACCCATGCTCAGATCACTAATGGACTACAGCGTGTGACTTGGGGATGGTGGGGACGGATTGGCCGGGTGGATGCGGGAGCTCTGGAAACTATCTTCGGGAGATATGATGAGGCTGATAATCAATTCCGGATAGCTAGGAATGGACCTGATATTCGGGTTGAGATATCCAGCGGTGGATCTGATGAATCGAACTTTGTTGATTTCACTCTGGGAATGGAAGCAGGCCAGAAGTGGAAGTTCATTGTGGTCTATGTAGGATCGGGTCCTTATGCTTATCCTCAGTTGGATCCACCAAGAGGGATTAGAGTCACACTCTATGCATATCTCTTTGATGAAGTTCAAGGACAATGGGGATCTCGTCAGGAACCTGCTGGTGTTGTCACAGGACTACTTCCTCAGCAACTGGTTCCTTCGTCTGTGGGTTATATCTGGGCGCGCAGGACTTTTGCGGGTGAGGTAGATGAGACTAGGATCTGGAATGATGTCGAGCTTGATGGAGTTGAAGCGGATTCAGAAACGGTTTACCAGACATGACGATACCGCCCAGCAATCGTTGGAATTTCAGGAAGTCGGAAGAGGTGCCGGCGAGTGAAGCTCCTTCTGTGATTATACCTCCTCCCGCACCTCCACCACCTCCTACTCTTGTGTCAGGTGATTTGATTGATTTGGGAGGTGGAGAGTTCGCGGGAGCCACTAATTTCTCAGAGTTCTCAGTCGCAGCGGGCATCCCATCTGGGATCACGCAATTTGGTATTAGCTCGACCTCTCCCACGACCCATGAGATTGCCAACGATGTGGTTGAGGGTAATTACTTCTCGATGGATGGTCAATCCTCTGATGTCCGGGCTTTCGGCTATGGTTATGACGCCTTTGATAATGTCTTTCTGCATGGCGAGATCCTTGCCAGAGTTTTTGTTAACTATGACTTGGAGGATTTCCGAAGGGGTATTGGAGGTGCTGCGAGAATATCAGGGCTGATCGGTCGGCCTGAAGTGAGTCCGGATTTCGATTGCGCGAACTCTGGAACACAGAAAAACGCTGGAACTAATTTCCGAAGCTCTGGACTCTATGTGGATGATGGCAGCACGTCCCTTCCGGTCGATGGACTGATTCAAGAGACATTTCAGAATGGAGCCTGGATCTGGATTCGAGTGCGGATTAGTCCGAATGCTGCTGCTGATGATTGGATAATCACAGCATGGTATGGAGGGGCCAATGCTAGTGGCCAGCCTGGGCCAGATGGAACAGCTGTGAATCGGTTCCGAACAATCTCAACGGCAGACGCTCTCGGATGGGCTGTAGGAGAGTTCTCCGATCAGGCTGAGCAGAGGATTGCCTTCTTGTCATTCTCGACGGACCCGACTGTAGTGCCTCCTCCTCTCCCTGCCACAGTTATTGGAGGACCTTGATGACTGAAGTCATTAATGCCCTCGATGGAGATCTGGATGCGGTGGTGGTCGGAGCTTCCCAAGCGGCTGATCTGAGACAACCTGTGGGATATGTACGAGGTGAGGGAACTGATGTCGATGGGCTTGGGGAGATTGAAAGATGTATTGGATCCTATCTTGCGTGTGATGGTGCAACTGGATCCTTTGCGAGTATTGCCAGCACCTCTCTCCTTGACATTGGGAGCCAATCTCAATGGGAGGTGTGGGTAGATCTCGCTCCTCTATTTTGGTCTGGTGGGACAACTGGGCCAGGGGGCATTGGGGAGACTTGGCTTGGAAGATGGGCGGAAGATACTGACCAAAGATCCTGGCGCCTTCATGTTGGAGGTGGCGGAGGTGGTGGTGCCCTTTTTCATCAATGGAGCAACGCGGGAACTAACCAAACTCAGGTAGCGGCTGCTCCTCAGCTATTTACCGTCGCTAACGGCAGAATTCGGATGAAGTTCCGGGTCATGTTTGATAACAGCGTGATAAATCTCGTAGACAACAGGGTCTTCCGTAGGTTCTCTGATTTGGATCCTTGGATAAACATACAGAAGCATTTCCAGACAGGACTTACCCCTATCTTTAATGGTACTGCTGATTTCAGGATCGGGGATCACGGGCCTGGACCCGTAGCTAATCCATTTACTGGTCAGTTCTTTTCTGTCAGGTTGTGGGATGGGTGGAGGGAGAGGGGAGGTGTGGAAATACTGAATATTGATTTCACTAGACTTTCTCCTGGGACCACTTCTTTTGAGGAAGATGCTCAGGGATTGACAGTGAACATAAATGGGACTGCAGAGATTAAGGGAGGGGGTTCTGGGTCCCAATTTGGGGACTTCCGATTTAGGCTCAAAGAAACTGGAGGACATCACCCGTTAATCCTGCGAACTGATGCAAACATTGAGTTGCTGAGAGGCCGGCTGAATGTTATGAAGTCTAATTCTCGGGGAGTGGCAGGGTCTTCGGGAGTTTCAAGAATAGATCCGACATGGGATGCTGATTTGAGGGTCCCAATCCTTAAGTCTCAAAGCACTGAGGAGTATAACACGGCTATTCGAAACGCTACTGGGGAGGCTGGTTTGGTTCAGTTGGAATCTCAAGGTTTCTCAGAGGCGTACTTTGATGAGCTGAGGATGCTAGTTTTGGAGAGGGTTACACCAATCAGGAAGAGAATCATCCGTATTTAGAGGAGAAATCTCATGGAAATCATCAATGCAATTATTCCGATAGCTCTTGGAGTGTCTACGAAGTACATCTATGCGTATATCAAGAAATACCTTACGTTCCTTGATGGACTTCCTGCTCCTTTCCAGCAGGGTGGGGTCCTAGTAATCGCTGTGCTGATTACTTGGGGAGCAACGTACGTTCCGGGTCTGGAATCGTTGTTGCTGGAAGACCCAGAAATATCAGCTGCTCTTGCTGCTGCGACAGCGTACGCGGTACACAAGCCTACTAGCTAGGCTAAGGAGGAGGGATGCCGGCACACATTGAGCCAGAGGCACCAGATGATGAGGTGCCAGAGGCAGTACCGGAGAGGAGGTCGGATGATAATGGGGCTCCGACCACTCTCATCATGCAGGGTTATGAGAACATGGGGCAGAAAGGCAGACGGAGGCTCATGTGGATAGGTCTGGCCATGGTGACGGCGGGGGTTGGCGTGGGCTTGTTCGGCGCTGCCTTGAGTTTATATCGCTTCATCTTCGTCGTCTTCATAACCCTGCTTGGAAGCGGGTTCATCTTCCCACAGTACGGGATCGCGTTCGCGGAGATGATAGTGCCGGCGTTCCTAGCGAAACTCAACCCACTCGGTCTGTTGAGCAGACCCGATCGACGCAACAACGACGAAGGAGACGAGTGATGCCAGGACCGTTCAGTTATGGATCAGCGTCGTCAGCTCAGTTGGTGACTACTCGCCCACCTCTGGTGCTTCTATTCAACAAGGCGATTAGAGTCACTAATCTGTCTATCGTCCAGGGTAAAAGAACGGTAGATCAGCAGATCATAAACATCAGGAACGAGGCTTCG